GCTTGATGTCTACAACACATATTTCCTTCCAGTATTGCAGAACCTGTCGGGCCGATTCGTTGAATTTAAGGACCAGTACCTGAGCCCGCTGATTGATAAGTTCCTGGAGTTTGGTGGAAAAGTGGCTGATGCGGTCACCAAATTGTGGACAGGGGTCATACAGCCATTCATTGAGTGGTTCATAACCAACGTAGCGCCAGTCATAGCTACATGTTTACAGGATGCCATTGACACATTCTTCGGATTCTGGGAATCCGTTTCCGGCATCATAGAGGGATTGCTCACGGCGCTTGGTGGTGTGATTGACTTCATTGTCGGCGTGTTCACTGGTGACTGGAGCCTCGCTTGGGAAGGAATTAAGGAGATATTCTCCGGTATCTGGGATGCCTTGAAGGAGCTTGTATCTGGAGCCGTAACATTCATTCAAAATGTTGTTAACCTGGCCTGGACTGCTATATCCGGGGTAACCAACACCATCTGGAACGGAATTAAGGCACTCCTGAATACCATCTGGAACTGGCTTAAGTCCTTGGCTAATGCATTATTTAATGCCATTAAGACATCCATCAGCACGGCCTGGGAGAATGTTAAGAGCAAGACATCCGAGATATGGGAAGGTATCAAGGAATTTGTTTCAGGCCTGTGGGATACAATCAAGACGGCAGTGGATGAGAAGTTCACGGCCATGAAGGACGCGATTACCGGTGCATGGGACACGGTAAAGGAAAAGACAAAGGAGACCTGGGACGGCATCTGGGAGGATATAAAGGGCATCATCAACATGATTATCGATGGCGTGGAGAACATGGCTAATAGGGTCATTGATGCAATCAATGCCATGATAGAGGCCGTGAATGATGTGGCCGATAAAATACCTGGTATCGGAGCGGAGCTCATCCCTAAGATTCCAAACATACACCTCCCGCGTCTGGCGCAGGGCGGGTTCGTCCGCGCCAACACGCCGCAGCTGGCCATGATTGGCGATAACCGGCACCATGGTGAGATCGTGGCGCCGGAGGATAAGATGCAGGAGATGGTTGACCGGGCAGTGGCCCTGGCCTCCCAGCAGAATGGCAGCAACATGAGCGAGTACTACCTGGGCATGATGGTGGAACTGCTGAGGAACATCATAGACCTGATAGAGCGGATGGACCTGACGGTCAATATCGATATCCGGGAGATAAAGAAGAAATTAGTGGAACTGGATAAGCGTAATGGATATACCATGCGGACTACATAAAGGAGGTGGTTCAAGTGCCAATCTATATCAACGGACATGAATACCCAAACTATGACCGGGGTCCGGGCCTAACCATTGCCACGAATGTGAACCAGGGCAAGAACGCCCTGGGTGAGTTTGTGGGGCAGCGCGTGGGCCGTGACCAGGATAAGATTGACGGCCTGCAATGGTCCTATCTGGATGCGGCCACGTGGAGTAGCATCCTGAAAGAATTTGAGGAATTTGTGGTGACGGTCAAGTTCCCGGATATGAAAAATAACTGCTGGAAAACAGAGCGTATGTATCCTGGGAACCGGACGGCAAAGATATGGGAGATAGGGCCGGACGGACTACCAACCATGTACAAGGACTGCAAGGTGAACCTGATAGACTGTGGGGTGATGGAGTAATGCAGGCAGCAAGTAATGAATATAAGGACATGATGCGCAGGAAGTGGCGGAATCCCATTTCCCATCTCCGTATCAGCATCGGTCTGATTAACCAGCAGGCCCAGGCGTCCGCCTATGTCCCAGAGCCTGATGGATACACATATTATTCCGACCTGGTGAAGCCCATGGATAACTACAAGGTACAGGAGTTATATGCAACCTGTGACCAGGATTATGCCACGGTGGATGGCAGCATGTATTTCCTTCCCAGGGAGGCTGCTGACGTTGTGCTCAACCAGGGGATTGTGTCAGGCGGTCTCCTGGGGACCATCGAAATCCGGTTCCCGGTACAATACGACATCAAGGGACTGACCGTGGAGTTTGGCAAGGCGTATCCGGTGGATTTCACCATTATTTCAGACAACCGGACTTTAAACGTAACGGATAATACGGATGGCCATTTTGTGACAGAGGAGATATTTGAGGCGGCGACCTTCCTGCGGTTTGTGCCGGCCGTCATGGTCAATGGACAAAGCCGGTTCCGCATCAACCAGATTACCATGGGTATTGGTATTTATTTTGACGGTAAGAAGATATTGTCCGCAACCAAAAAGGAGCATATCAGCCCGATATCTGAGGAGATGCCGACCATCGATCTTGATGTAAAGGTGGACAATAAGGACCGGGCCTACGACGTGGAGAATGAGGAGAGCGCCGTGAACTTCCTGGAGATTGGCCAGAAAATCGAAGTGCTCTATGGCCAGGCACTGGACAACGGGTCTGTTGAGTGGATACCCGGGACCACGCTTGGGCTGAGGTCATGGTCTGCGGATGACACTGAGATGGCTTTCCAGGCATCCGATTGTTTTGACGGGATGGACGGGACCTACTACGGTGGGCAGTATCATCCGGATGGAATGAGCCTGTATGATATGGCCGTGGATGTCCTTGCGGATGCGGGGGTGGACTACAGGGAGTACTGGATTGACCCATATCTTAAGGATGTGATGATAACTAACCCCATGCCGGCCGTGGCGCACAAGGAGGCCCTACAGCTGATTGCCAATGCCGGGCGCTGCATCATCTATCAAGACAGGGCAGGTAAAATCTTCCTCAAGTCCAGTTTCGTACCGGACATGACATCGGCATCCGATAATGAGGCCTATTTTTCCCACGCATCGGCAATCCTGGACCATACAGTCAAGGATGCGTACGCCTTGTCAGGGCAGGACCATTCCAGACCGGATTGGGCGGTATATTTCTTGCCAAGACAGGCGGAGGGTGCTGTCTATCTGAATACGGGATACATATCGGAAGCAGTGGCTGGCACGGATGGGCTGTTTGCGGATAACCCTACAGTGGGCATGACCATGGAGGCGGCATACAAGTGTTTTGGGCTGACCCTGGAATTTGGCCGGAACTGGCCGGATACGGTCGTGTTCCACGCCTATTACAATCATACACTGATGGAGGATTACACGGTTTCAGGGCTCACCCAGACCTATGTGGTCAGCCATGAGTTCCCGGAATTTGATTACCTGGTGCTGGAATTTACCAAGGGCTGTCCAAACAACCGGGTTACCCTGGACAACATAACCTTTGGGGACAGCACAGATTACGTCCTGGAATATGGTGTGGAGCTGACCAAGACACCAAAGGGCACGCAGCTGGCCAGGGTCAGGGAACTGCAGGTAATACGGACCCTGTTTGGCCTGAGTGCTGAGGAGCCCAAAGAACTGGTAAGGGAGACCATAGCGGTGACGGAACAGGACAACCAGTATACGTTTTACCTGACCAATCCCTCCTATGGCTTTTCTGTCGCCATCACTGAGCCATCGGAGGGACAGACAGCAACAATCCTAAGCAGCAGTGCCTATTACGTCACAGTAGGGCTTACAGGTATCGTGGGGGCCACCGAGGTGACGGTCATGGGGCTCGAATACATCACTACACGGACTAAGGTCAGCCGGCAGCTCAACCCGACGGGCAGCCTGGAGACATGGGAAAACCCATTGGTATCCGGCACGCTCCATGCAGCCAACCTTGCCGACTGGATAGGGGACTACCTCAAGTCAGACCGGGAATACGACCTGTCTTACCGTGGGGAACCCAGGATGGATGCCAATGACATTGCCTTCCTGGAAAATAAATACGTACCCGACCTCTTAATCAGGGTGACGGACCATACCCTGAAATTCAATGGCGGACTTAGCGGTACCATCAAGGCAAGGAGGGACATGAGTTATGTGGCAACAGCCAAAAACAGACTGGCAGGCCAGTGATTATTTTAATATCGGTGACTATAACCGCATCAAGGGCAACATCAATGAGATACGGGCCCTGGCCCTTACCCTCTGGCCGGATTTTGAGTTTGAGGACATGGGGGAGGATAAGACATATCAGGATTACGGCTTCTATGCAGATGAGATTAACCGCTTTGAGGCCAATATAGACCATGTCTGCGAAGGAACCTATCCTTTTGCTGTGGGGGAAGGCCGGGAGTACAGGGACAACACCCCATTCATACAATGGGATGAGCTGAACCGGATTGAATCAGCCTGCCTGAAGATATATAGGAACATATTGGGAAGGGCCGAAGGAATCAGGCGCCTGGCTTTCACGCTTAATGGAGGTGCATTTGAGTAATGAGTTTGAAAACAGATTATAGGGACGATATATATGAAGGTTCCAGGCGATGGAGGATAACCCAGAACGAGGACGGGACCTATAATATATCCGATGCGACATCATATACCCAGAAGGGGGATAAATTTGGTCAGAATGACATCAATGCCATAACCCAGGCGGTGGAAGGCCATCTTGCTGACATGGAAAACCCCCATGGGGTCACAGCTGAGCAGGTAGGGCTGGGGAATGTGGACAATACGGCGGATGCGGACAAGACGGTTGCCGTTGCAGGGAAGGTCGGCACCGGCACGGTTGGCGGCGCGACCACACCGGTATACATGAACGCAGGGACGCCAACGGCCTGTACGGCGTATGGATCAGCCACGGTAAACAAAGCGAATTATGCAGGTGTTACGACCGTGGGCACTGCGTCCCTGAAGAATATCTACGCAGGAACAGGTTCCATGACTGCCGGTTCGACATCCTTAACCACTGGCAATATCTACCTGCAATATGAGTAAGGCCTGGAGGTGATACCGTGGCAAAAGGAATATATATCGGGGTAGGCGGGGCCGCCAGGAAAGTCAAGAACATATATGCGGGGGTAGGTGGCGTAGCCCGCAGGGTCAAGAAAGCCTATATCGGGGTTGGCGGTGTTGCGAGATGCTTTTACAGCCGTGAGTTGGAGTATTATGGGACGGCTACAGCATTAAGTGCGAGTAGAAGAGGGTTAGCCGCTACAACAGTGGGTAACTATGCGCTTTTTGGTGGTGGGTATGGTACTGGATATTCGGGAGTAGTGGACGCGTACAACGCCAGCCTAACAAGAAGTACAGCTACTAATTTAAGACAAAATTCACAGTGGTTAGCCGCTACGACAGTAGGTAACTATGCCCTTTTTGGTGGCGGTGTTTATAGTAGCTCGTCATACTCGTATCGCGTAGACGCATATAACGCCAGCCTGACAAAGAGCACAGTTGAATCATTAAGTGTGGGTAGGGCTAACTTAGCCGCTACGACAGTAGGCAGCTATGCGCTTTTTGGTGGTGGGAACAGTAATAGCAAGTATATGACAGTAGATGCGTACAACACCAGCCTGACAAAGAGTACGACTTCTGGATTAAGTGCGGTTAGGACTAACTTAGCTGCTACGACGGTAGGCAGTTATGCTCTCTTTGGTGGTGGAAACGCTTCCGATTATTTAGCAACAGTAGATGCATTTAACACCAGCCTGACAAGGAGCATACCTACCGCATTAAGTGTGGGTAGGGCTAACTTAGCCGCTACGACAGTAGGCAGCTATGCGCTTTTTGGTGGTGGGGAATACTTTACTGATTCATATGTCTATTCATCAACCGTAGACGCATATAACACCAGTCTGACAAGGAGTATACCTACTGCATTAAGTGTGGGTAGAAGCACATTAGCTGCTACAACAGTCGGGGAATACGCTCTTTTTGGTGGTGGCTCAAACGGCTTTACCTATAATGATTATAATTTATCAACTGTAGACGCTTATAACACCAGCCTGACAAGGAGTATACCTACTGGATTAAGTGTAGCTAGGTGTGTTTTAGCCGCCACAACAGTAGGTAACTATGCCCTTTTTGGTGGCGGATATGGCAGTGAATATTCATCAGTAGTGGATGTATACACAGCATGATAAATCATAAAAGAAAGGAAAAACAAAACATGGCTAAATATGTAGTTTGGAATAAGACAGACAATATATATACTCCCGTAGGGGAGTGCTTGACCCCTGAGGAGTGGATTGACCGGTATGGTTGGATTAATAACCCGGCAGCGGTCCCTGTTGTGGCGGGAGGCCTTATCAACGGCGCATTCAGTGGTGAACTGAGCCAGATGGTTGATGTCTGCACCAAGCATGGTGTCGACTTCTCATCCTGCACGACTAATGAGGAAATACTTGCAGCTATCGAGTATTTCGAGGACAATCCGCCAACAAGTGACGCGGTTTCCAACGAGGAACTGACGGCGGCATCCCTGGCGAGTATCGCAGCCAGTATGGAATATCAGAACATGCTGACCCTTGATGACGCAGAAAAGACGGAGGTACAACCATGAGTTATGAAAGAATCAAGTATTATTACGATGCAGGGCTTTGGGTAAAAGCAATGGTAAGGATGGCGGTACGCAAGGGAGTCATCACCAAAGACCAGTACAGGGAAATCACTGGCGAGGCGTATTAAAAAGAAAGGTGAGGTATATGAAAATGAAGTTTTTAGACAGATGTAATGCGGCCTATGGGGCAGCGGTAACAATCCTGATGGCCATCCTGGGACCATATTGGTACATATTTGCAGGGTATCTGCTCTGCAACGTCCTGGACTGGCTGACAGGCTGGTACAAGGCCAGAAAGCTGGGGAGGGAGTCGAGTAAGACAGGCCTGAAAGGCATCCTGAAAAAACTGGGCTACTGGGTAATCATCCTGGTATCCTTCCTGATGCCGAAATTATTCATCGGCCTGGGACATGACATCCTGGGGCTTAACCTGGATTTCCTGCTGTTCTTAGGATGGTTCACATTAGCCTGCTTATTAGTCAATGAAATACGCAGTATCCTGGAGAACCTGGTGGAATGTGGTTACAATGTGCCAGCCTTTCTGATTAAGGGACTGGCTGTGACAGAGAAACTTATTAATGCAGAGACCGAGAAGGTCAACTAAGAAAGAGAGGTATATATCATGGCAGTATTAAGAGGACATGCAGACAAGAGGACGGCAGAGCAGAGGGCAAATGACTTGGCGCAGAAGGCCAGGCCGAAGGGGGCGCAGGATAGGACAACCGTGACCACAGGCCCGGCTACCGGGAAAGAGGATGAGCGCGCTGTCGGGACGGAGGATGCCCAGTAGTTGCGATATCGCAACAGAAAGGCAATGCTATGAGGACACTAAGATTCAAGGTATCCGGCCAGGAGTTAACGAGGGCTCCTGGCTGTGATTTCAGCAGCATAATTGCAGGCACATCGGGCTACCTGCAAACAGCATTTGAGTTCGGCCCGGATTGGGACGGGACTGTCCAGGTGGCAGCCTTCTATCCATACTTACAGTCCCAGGAGGTCGGCAGGTTGATTCAGGGTGGTGCCTGCATCGTCCCGGATGAGGTGGCGGCCTATGATACGTTCAAGGTCGGCGTGGTAGGCCAGCGTGAGAATGGCCAGCGGATAACCACCAACCTGATTACCATCAAACAGGAGAGGGGGAGTGGACAGGCATGGCAACTGTAGATGAGATACTGACAAGACAGGCTTACGCGGCCGGGGATGGGGCGTGGACCAAGGACAATAACTACCCGTCATATACGCTGTACGTGGAGCCTGAGTATGTCCCGGTCACCAACAAGCGCATTGCGGATTTCAACGACCAGATATCTGTGCGCGGCGAACAGAACGCCCAGTTCGTGGGCTTCCAGATGCCCAGGTACGATGACGGCCTGGACCTCACGGCCGCACACCTGTACATCCACTACCAGACGGTCTATGGCGGCAGTGACAGCGTACCCTGCAACGTGTCCTGGTCGGACAATTACGTCAGGATGTGCTGGCAGGTACCGGCGCAGGCAACCCAGGAGCCGGACCGGGTCCAGATGATGATATACGCGACCGGCACCAACAGCATGGGGGAGCGCGTGACCTGGAAGACCCTCCCTGCGTCCTACACCATCCATGACGGCCTGGACATAGGCGGCGGGATCCCGGAGCCGGACCCATCCTGGTATGAGCAGTTCGTGGCGCAGATGGAGGGTAAGGTATCCACTGCCCAGGGATACGCCAATGACGCCCAGGCCAGTAAGACAGCCGCCGCCGGTTCTGCCGCCGAATCGGCACAGTCTGCCGCTGCATCCGCCAAGGCTCTGGAGGATAACAGGGCATACGTGGAGTCACAGAAAGAGACCTTCGTGGGCTACAACAGGCGTGAGACCGACACTAAGTACGCCAATGCCCTGATTGGCACCGCATCCGGTGTGGGCCGGGTTACGGTGGGGGATGCGTGGGAAGCGCCGATTCCTGGCCTGGAGATTGCGGGCATGAGTGGGCAGTTTTCCACGACCGGGGCACAGATGCTGGATATACCATCATTGTCGGCCCGTACCTCCAATGGAGTAACGTTCACCCCAAATCCAGATGGCGCCATACTTGCTACCGGAACTGCTACAGGTGGTAATGCCACTTTCTATCTTAGTGATAGACTTTCCGTCCCATCCGGGGATTATTATATTTCAGGCTGTCCAGATGGTGGCGATAAATCGACCTACGTAATCAAGGGGTATATAAATACGTCCGATGGTACCAGTTATGCATATGCATATGATATCGGTGACGGTGACACGTTGACAGTTAAGGACGGACAGACCCTTTCCCTTGCCATAACCATAGGCAACAATGCATCCGGTCCCCTGGTCTTCAGGCCCATGCTCCATGCAGGTTCCACGCCCAAGCCCTGGGAACCCTATACTGGTGGCCAGCCATCCCCCAGCCCGGAGTATCCGCAGCCTATCATCAGTACAGGGACGGTTACAACGGGGGCGCAGCTGTTTGATGCCAGTAAATTAGTACTTAACAATGCGGAAGCAGAGATTTCAGAATCGGGACGCATTATAAAAGCGATTGGGAAATCGTCAGTATCAAGTACCTTGAGTTATAAATTCGACATTAAACAGATAGCAGGTAAGACCGTATATCTGCAAGGTGACCAGGTGAGCAAAGGAGATGGCGTTATCCAGATGCAGTTAATGATAAAAGCGGCAGATGGAAAATATAGGTATGCTACGTCCAACCCGGTGACAGCGAAAGATATAGTAGTAAGTGCTGCTATTGCAACGGATGATACAGGGGTCGAACTACTCCTGTACTGCAATAAAAAATCTGACGATGATAACGTAGCAATATATGAGAATGTACGTGTCGGAATCGCAAAGAGCGCCTGGGAACCATACACAGGCGGTAAGCCCAGCCCATCGCCGGATTATCCGCAGCCGTTGGATGTGACGGTGGCGGGGGCGAATCTACTGAATACGGATATGCTTACCAGACAAATTGTGAATGCCGCTACAGGCATGGCATACCCCAGTACAACATACATTGCATCTGATTATATTCCTAACATTCCAGGGCAACAGTATAGATTATCTACAACAGATAACCAATATCTTGACCAGATTGTAGCGTACGATATAAATAAAAACGCAATAATTAATGGTGGCGCTCATCCAACACCAGACGGTTTGTTTAAGGTATCGGTCAATGCGGCCTATATGCGCATCAGATTTTATAATAACGGCGATGATTTCCCCGTAGCTATTCTCTTAAATGCCAAACCCATGCTTAATGCTGGACCCACTGCTCTGCCATATCAGCCCTACCAGTCCAGGACCGTAACAATACCCCTGACGGAGCCGTTACGTGGCATCGGGGATGTACGGGACAGGATAATGTGCAGAGATGGCGCGTGGGGCGTGGAAAGGCAATTCGTGTCATTGACTTTTGATGGTAGTGAAAACTGGGGGAAAATGAGTACAAATTCTGCTGATAAATTTAGGTTCAGAACTTCAAAGAATAAATCAATAATAAAAGCTGAGAAGAAAGTCAACATACCAACAAAGATATTGTGTGATAGATTACAGGTCGGGAGCAGTTCAAACACCTACAGTAGAATAGACTGTATTTCCTCCAGCGCAACCTGTGATATATACATCTATATGGAGCAGTTTAGCCATGGTGATGTGGATGCACTCAAGGCTTATCTTTCCGCCCATCCGCTCAATGCAATGTTTGAGCGCGCCACTCCCACCTGGGAACCCCTACCCTCCGCGACCCAATCCGCCCTGAACGCCCTTACCACCTACACCGGCACCACCCATGTGACCGTAACCGCAGGAGGGCCGGAACCGGATGTGGGGCTGGGGTACGTGCAGGATACCAGGGCGGTGGTAGCGGATTTACAGGCACAGATTGACGCGATTAGAAATGGAGGTACGACATGAACATAGTCAAGCAGTATTTAACAGTCAGTAACTACAATAGGCCAGGGACCAAGCGGGGCAGCACAACCGCAGTGGCCTGCCATTACATAGGCAATCCTGGCACATCAGCCCAGGCCAACCGAAATTACTTTGAAAATCTGAGCAAAACCCACACCACTAAAGCCAGTGCCCATTACATCATCGGCCTGCAGGGGGAAATCATCCAGATGATACCGGAGGAGGAGATAAGCTGGTGCACTAACTCAGCCAATGCGTACACCATTAGCATAGAGGCCTGCCATCCAGACAGCACCGGCAGATTTACGGATGCTACCTACGCAGCCTACGTGGAGTTGTGTGCAGATATCTGCAGGCGCTGGGGACTGGACCCGATGCATGGGGGACTCATCCGGCACTATGATGTGACCCGGAAGGTATGCCCCAAGTGGTTTGTGGACCACCCGGACGCTTGGGGGCAGTTTAAGCGAGATGTAGCGGACAAGATGGCCCCCACGTATGAGGTTGGCTGGCACCATGACAGTAATGGCTGGTGGTATGCCTATAGCACCACGGATTATTATAAGTCCTGCTGGCAGGTCATCAACCATCACAAGTACTATTTCAACCCTGACGGATACGCCCTGACCAACTGGCATGTAATTGATGGCAAGGATTATTATTTTGAGCCACGGGCGGGGCATCCGCTGGAATGCGCCATGTATGTGGCACCGGAGGGAGAACAGTACATAGGGGAGTTTTAACCGGACCAGGATGGAGCATTGCAGAGGCCGTTTTGGACGAATAAAACAAGCAGGACTGGTCGCTTAAAACCGGTCCTGCTTAGCAGCATTCATAGGGATGCCAGGGGTGTGCTCCGGATCGCGGAGGAGTGTGACATGGACAATCGGCGGTATGTGTTTGAGTGGTAGACTGTGAATATGGCGTTAGACAGCGGGGAGAGGAGGCGAATATGATATACAAGAAAGGATTTATATTGTGCGTATAGATGAGGTTAATAAAATTTCCGATAATGGATTGACAAATTAACCTGGATAGGTTAAAATAAAATTGTGACCTATGGAATGTCACTAGAAGGAGGATTGCACGATGGTAAATAACTTCGGAAAGTTTTGCCGCAAGCTGAGAATCGACAATGGAGAATTATTGGCGGATATGGCTAAAAAGCTCGGGGTTTCATCTGCATTTTTATCAAAGGTAGAAAATGGAAATAAGAAACCACCGAAGGAATGGCAAGAGGAAATTGTGTCATTGTATCAGTTGGATAATCGTAAAGCGGAGGAATTAGCTGATTGTATGTTTGATGCATTGAATTTCCATAGTATTGATATGTCTGGGTATTCAGATGGAAATCGGGATATGCTTCTGTCCTTCGCTAGAAAGCTTAACACCATGGATGACAGCAAAATAGACCAGTTTAGAAAAATGATTGAGAAGTAACTTGGAGGTGCTGCAATATTGAATATTCGTGCTACAGCGTTATCAAGAGTATCGATAAGAGAGTTGACGACAGAGGTTAGAAAAATTTGTGGGCTGCAGGAGCAGTTGTATTTTCCGATAGTAGAATTCATCGAGTGGGTTTTAGGCGACCCCAATAATGATTTCGATTATGAAATAGTACCGATATCTGAGATGAAAGATACATATGGAACAACAAATACCGCAAGTAACATTATGCGAATAAGGGAAGATGTATATGAAGGTGCCGTTAAGGGAAACGCAAGAGATAGATTTACTCTGTGCCACGAGTTGGGGCATTTCTTATTGCATCAGCCTAAATTGATAAGTTATGCAAGAGGTAATGTCCCGGTATACTGCCAGCCAGAATGGCAAGCCAACACATTTGCGGCAGAACTTATGGCGCCTTATCACTTAGTGAAAAACATGTCGGCAGATGAAATTGCACAGAAATGCGGAATGTCGCTGACTGCAGCCAATATTCAATATAAAACGTATCATAAGTTTGATGTTTAGGAGAAATCCTTTGCATAGAAAAAACCAAGTGCATTACACTTGGTCGCTTGTTGAACGTGTTACCACTATTCAACTGATTTTATAATCTTATTTGGCGATATGATTATAACATAGTGGGAACTCTTTTGCAAGTGGAAACTTGAGAAAGGAGGGCAAACTATGTGGATTTTTAGAGCATGGATTACCACGAAAGATGGTGAAAAGATTTATGCAAAAGACCATGGAAAAAGAGCCTTTAGATTCTGGGTTGGTCCAGGACCTGCGCCAGTTAAGAGTAACTAATTGACTAGAAGAGGCGCTTTTATCAGTTGGAGTGTCTCTGGTTTTATATGAAAGGAGCCAGAGCAATGGCAAAAACTAGGACAAGCGTGAGAGGACAGCAACACAAGAAAATTGTAGTAGTGAAAGCATATGTAAGGAAAGATGGAATAAGGGTGGGGGAGCATCGGCGTTCAACCCCAAATTGATACATTTTGAGGCAGGAGATTCCTGCCTCTTTTTTAAATAGTAGTGTGTGTATAAGGCGGGTACCGGATGCGACCGGACCCGCCAATTTCGTGTGATACTTCGTGTGATACCGTGTGATACATATAGGGTAAATATATGCCAAATATGGCATATATCTGCCATTTTTAATAATTAAAAACCCACGATTTTACGTTGTTTTTCGTAAATACGTGGGTTTTGACGTAGTGGAAGTAATGGGGCTCGAACCCATGACCTTTCGCGTGTGAGGCGAACGCTCATCCCAGCTGAGCTATACTTCCGTCCATGAGAATATTATAGCACGATAAAACGGAATTTCAAGAGGATATTCCCACAAATGTAAAAAATATGCAGACACACAGTATTATCTTAACAGAAGATGGGGACAGATAATTTGTTTGAAAAATTTATGATTTCAGAATATTGTACTTTCTGCTATATTATAGTATTATGATATAAAATCAATTGGGGGATAAAAACAAAAAAGGAGGTATTTCTGTGCAGCGTTTTGGAAATTTAAAAAAGATGATGGATGTATCTTCCGGCAGGAAGAAGGCATCCCTGGTCCTGAAACATGGGACAATCGTGAATGTTTTTACTGAGAAGACAGAGGTGGCCGATATAGCCATTGAGGACGGATACATAGCAGGAATCGGGGAATATGATGGGGAAGAAAATGTGGACATGACAGGCCGGTATATATGCCCGGGATTCATTGACGGACATATCCACCTGGAAAGTTCCATGGTATCCCCGCCGGAGTTTGAAAAGGCTGTCCTGCCCCATGGCACCACAGCAGTCATTGCCGATCCCCATGAGATTGGCAACGTGTCGGGCTGCCAGGGCATTGACTATATGCTGGAGGCAACAGCCGGACTGGATCTGGATGTATTCATCATGATGCCTTCCTGTGTGCCGTCCACGGGGCTGGATGAGTCGGGGGCAGTCCTGGGGGCGGCTGATATAAAACCATATTATGACAATCCGCGCATACTAGGGCTGGCTGAGGTCATGGACTCCGTGGGTGTGGTTGGGGGAATGGAGGATCTTCTGGATAAGATAGGGGAGGCGGCGCACCGGGATAAGGTAATAGACGGCCATGCCCCATTCCTGGGAGGAAAGGGGCTGAATGCGTATGTCTGCGCAGGCGTCCTGTCTGACCATGAATGTTCTGATATCAGCGAAGCCCTTGAAAAGCTGGGCCGCGGCCAGTGGATCATGATAAGGGAAGGAACCGCG